TCAGGACATTGCGCGATGCTTATTGTTAATCCCCAGTGCGGCAGAGTTGTCCTCTGCGGCATCGTCGAGGATGCTCAGGTCGCGATCCCGCACTTCCGGCATCAGCAGGGCTGAGATCAGGCCGATAACGGAGTAGACCACCACCATCACCGCAATTGGCCACCAGGAGCCGGTCATGTTGCAGAAGATCCCCGCCAGTACCGGACCAAAACCTACCGCCACCAGACCGCCCGCCTCTTTCGAAATTGCCATCCGGGTGAAGCGGTTACGTGAACCGAACATCTCGGCCATGGTGATATTTTCCAGGGCAAACAAGCCCAGTACCGCGAAGTTATGGATCACGATTATCGAGGTCATGATCACCCCCGGCGTATTCGATTTATCGACAATGATCGACAGCATCGGATAAGCCAGAATAATGGCGGAAATATTCAGCAAAATATAAGGCAGACGACGGCCATATTTATCGGACAACCAGCCCAACAGCGGAATGGTAATAAAGCCGAGGATGGAGCTGATCATTAAAGCGTCGGTCGGGATGGCTTTATTAAACAGCAGCGTCTGCACCAGATAACCGGCCAGGAAGGTCTGGATCAGACCGGAGTTACCCGCCTGGCCGAAACGCAGCCCGGTTGCCAGCCAGAAAGATTTGCTCTTCACCATCGCCCCGACGGTACTTTCCTGCACCGCAGCCTGCGCCGGTGCCTCTTCGGCGTTGACCTGCTCAAAGACCGGACTCTCTTTGAGGTTCATACGCAGCCAGATAGCAAAGATCATCACCACCACGCTGGCGAGGAACGGTACGCGCCAACCCCAGGCCAGCAGCTCTTCACGGTCAAGGGCAAAGAACATTACCGCCCAGATCGCGGTGGCGCTGAGGGTACCGCAGTTGGTGCCCATCGCCACCAGCGAGGAGATGATGCCGCGTTTCTCTTTCGGCGCGTATTCCGCCAGCATGGTGCCCGCGCCGGAGATTTCCGCGCCAGCGCCCAGGCCCTGAATGATACGCAGCGTCACCAGCAGCACCGGAGCGAAGATACCGATCTGCGCATAGGTCGGCAGCACGCCGATCAGGGTGGTACAGATCCCCATCATGGTGATGGTGATAAACAGCACCTTTTTACGCCCGACGCGGTCGCCCATTTTGCCGAAGATAAAGGCCCCGACGATACGGGCGATATAGCCCGCGCCGTAGGTCCCCATCGCCAGAATCAGCGCCATTGCCGCCGACTGTTCCGGGAAGAAGATCTCGTGAAAGACTAATGCTGCGCCCAGCGAATAAAGCTGGAAGTCCATAATTTGCGGCACTACAAAAAGGATGTAGGTTGAGGTAAGTTGAAAGCAGGCTTAAACCAAAGCATTAGCGCAAGATGAATCACTACCCTCCGAGGTTTTGAGTTGTTTTGCGCTAATTTTTTGCCCCAAGCATGCCCCATTGCCCCATCACACTACCCTGTCGTCCTGCAGCATGCTGTTAATGAAGAACGTTACCCGCCCCATGACTTCGACCTCTTCCGCTGCCTCCCCCTCGATCGCTTCGCCATCATCCGTGATTAACGCCCTGCCCATCACCCTTGCAAACTGAGTCCGGCCGCCGGACAAAATCAGCAGAACCTGATTCTGTACCAGGCGAGTGACCGGCTCGATCACTGCAAACCCGGATGATGTTTCCAGGATGCGGCTGTCGATGCCAATACCGCATATCGTCTCAGGGCAGAGTCTGCGCTCTACATAGTCGGTAGCCGGTGAAGGAAATCCCATGATCTGCACTCCTTTTACTGTTTTTATATACAGTATTTTTAAAGTGTGTGCAGATCAAGTAGCAATGCAACTGTCATATCCTTGCACTACCTTTTATTGAGAAGGCCAACATCAGGAGAACGTATGTTAACTGCGCTGTTGATAGGTGGCATCCTTGCCATACTCATTGCACTTCTCGTGGTCCTTTCGGCAATGCAGGATATTGCTGACGATTACTGACTCAAGAAAGAGCGTGGCCTACAAGCCAAACAATTACGCATGCAGCAACCGGCACAAGCCAGTCAAGAATGCTCGCCATATTCCATGCGCGACGATCAAATCCACCCCACCACGGCATATTATCCCTTCTCCCATTCCCGAATTGAGATATCCAACGGTATTCAGCCTGTGTATGCTCACGCGCCAAAAAGAAGGTGCAGCCGATAAGCGCACCCATATACCAGTTACCAAGCAATAATCCGAAGATTGCCTGTAAACCCAAAGCGCACAGCGCATGTAATAAAGGTGATAAATCCATTATGGCGCTCCTGGTGACCATATAATCCCACCTGCACTAAGCGTATTGGCGGCAACACTCAATTTAACGGGCGTTGAATTAAGATTGGTATAGGTGCTGGCTGAAATTATCGAGCCGCTATTGATGATAAGTTGCGCTACGTTGGCCGCATCAGAAAAGGTGCGATCAGCCTTACTGTCATTAACCACCACATTGGAGCCAAGGAAGCTTCGGATTGACTGGACCTTGGTAGTGCAGCCCTCAAGACACATTGTACTCCCTGTGTCATTCATCAGCCCTGAATCAGCTTCAATAGTGGCGCTCATGAATCTAACATCTGAGCGTTCATTATCGATCCACCGGATACTGGACGTTGGCGTGCTGCCATAGACATGAGCAATGTTCGAGTTGAATCTGCAACCATCCTGCAGGTGCATCAACTGCTTGATGTTGGTCCCCCACAGGCGAGGGAAGGCTACGGTTGCCCCTGCACGGCAGTCGAATGCCAGAGTGCAGTCTGATACGTCAACAGCCTTTCCAGTCACGGTGGCCCCGGTGTCAGCATTGACTGCAATGCCGCATGCTCGCATATCATTACCAGCTAGCTCGACACACCCGGCCCCATCAATACGGACACCAAGAGCACAGCCATAGAATCCCCCCTCATAGGTCGGATCAAGAACCTTGCCGCTTGTTGCCGCGTCAGTCTCCTCAGTCAGAAAATTTCGCGCATCAACGTATGCGGTATGTACGCAGGCCAGGCCTCGAACAGTGCATCGTATAGTTCTGTGGTTTCGCATGTTGACCTGCGCGCTATCCCTCACAGTCCATCCAGTTGAGCAATATGACGCGCTGGTACCCATGAAGTCGCCGATGGCGTTATAAATCATGAATACACCGCCCTGATCCCCGGTGCATCTGTCAAACTTGCTCAATGGCAAATGGACGACGCATAAGTCTCCAGCATTAATGCCACTAAAAATTGAGTCCGAGAAGTCACAGAGATAGTAACCAGGAGGCATATACAACGCAGCATCTGCAGGGGTTGCCGGGCATCCTGTGTGATGGCCGATCACCCTGGCGGCGAAAGATGCATGCACCCCGGCGTAGAACTTGCGTGCTCCTGATAAAGGGGCAAGATTCAGAGTTGCTGCCTGAGACACAACAAAAGCGCACACATCGCTGCCCGTCCTGTTTTCCTCTATTTGTATTGCGAAGAGCGGACTATTTACGGATTCATGGATATAGAACAGATATTTGTAATCATAATAGGTCCTCACAGAGATAGTGAACGATGAGGTATCTGCATAGACGATGGTGTCTTCTGATGTAACCTTAATCCATGACAGGTCTACACCACCGCCAAATTCCATCTGCGTATTTAGTACGTAGCCGGACTTTAATCTGATCACGCAATATCCATGACCATTATCCCAGAGCGGGCGAATACCCTGAGCTGCTACGATCGCATCCATTAAATTTGGATAATCGCCTCCAATCCCCGCCGTAATCGTAAAAACATAGCGCGAATTGAATACTGCTGAGTTCTTCCCCTGAGAAATAAGCGCCCTGAGCATGTCGCTTTCTGTTGAGAAGTCAGAAGGTGCAAGGATGTCTGCATTCTTTTGGTGCTGGGTTCTTGCTACCGCGCCAGAAAATGGCTGCTGCACACCAATAAGCGAATCACCTTTAGAAGGATTGGCAAGATCATCCCTTAACTCGTCGACTTTACTACCGGCCGCGGCTGGGTCTTCCTGCGATAAATCATGCCAGTAATATTGCTGCACTCCGCCATTACCCGTGCTGTCGTATACAGCCATTGAGTAATTTTGCTTTGTGATGAATTTAGCTATTTGGCCGTTATATACCGGGAATCCACCTGCGTTAATAATAATCGGCTGAGCGACCTGAATCTCTGCCCCGCTCTCGTTGACGATATAGACGGGGATCTGATTGGCAGGATTTACCGGGTCGGTATCCGGCAGGCCTATATAAATTCGTCCGTTCGCTATCGCCTTAAACTGGCGCGGCATAGAGAACGTATTGGCAGGCATGGATATCAGGTAATTTGACATTTGCTGTGCTCCGGGCGCAAGCCATCCCCACATCGGAGATGCGTTGATTGCAGAAAATAAAAAACCCGCCGAAGCGGGTTGGTTGTTTAAGTGAGGCTTATTTCAAAAGGAAGGATGGCGGTAGTTCATTACTCTGGAGCCTCTTCCATGCGGAAAGGTTGGTTGTTCCATCAGCCCTTTCCATATCTACTTCGTGCGACAATTTCGATAACACATCTCGGGAGAGATTAATCACAGTGGCAAACTCAACGCCGTAATCGTGGCATTTCCCAGCATAGTGAGACTGAATCTCGCGCATCGGGCGCTGCAGTTCACGGAACACGGCTTGGGCACGGTTGGCGTAATCCCACAGCCAGATGAGCGTATTCACTTCGCCAGCCGGGATGGTCACGCCGCTGACTTTTGGTGCCTCAATAAGCTCGCCTTCCAGAGGCAGGCGGGAAACCAGAGAGATAGCCTCCTCAAACTGGTCGTCGTTGATTTCCTTATAGGTAAGGCCGAAGTGTTTTTTCAGCGCCGACCACATCGTGATAATGGCTTTGGCCTGCTTGTCTTTCGGCAGAGCGTGGCCGCGAGACATAACCAGATCCTTGATGGCGATCTGCTGGTCTTTGGTTATTTTACCCGGCGAAGTTTTGGCTTTGCGCGGGTTGGTCACCTGCCCTTTCGTCCAGTATTCATAGAGAACATCGTCGCATTCATCCTGGTATTGGATGACGCGGTCGCGGATCTCCGGCTTCACCTTATTTGGGCTGATGGTGTTAAGCCACGCAGCCAGCTTGCGTAGAGCGAGACAAATCATCTTCTGCGCGCCGCCCAGCGAAGGTATAACGATTTCCGTTATCCCTTTGGGGAAGCGTGATTTCAGTTTCTGAAGCTGAGACTGCCAAGCCAGCCCCATGCCATCAACGATCGGCTTCATCGGTGTGTACGGCTCGCCGTTATGGTTAACGACATACAGCGAAGATCCATAGAATGGGACGGTGATGGTGCAGTTTTGTTGGTTCAGTGTTAAACTTGTCATGTCGATAATTCCTTACTCGGGTTTATTCGATAACGAAGCCCTGACTGTTCGCGCAGTTGGGGCTTCAACTTTTTACGCACCTGTGCGTCCTTCCTGCTTAAAGCTTTCCATCACTCTCATGTAGATCTCTGAATTGACGGAGCGGCCATTTTCCTCCGCTATCTTCCTTATTAAATCCAGTGACTCCTTAGGCCAGCGCAGATTGAACTGCGGCATTTTGCTTGCGCCTTTCATACACCCTCCAAATGGGTCCACCGTGGACCTATTGAGAATATAATAGCATCATCCTATCATGTCAACTTAATAGAAAAGGATGACGTGATGGCTAGAGATGACCCGCACTTTAACTTCCGCATGCCCTTGGATGTTAGAGAAAAATTAAAATTCCGCGCCGAATCTAATGGACGCTCGATGAATGCTGAATTGCTTAAAATCGTCCAAGATTCACTTGAACAACCATCGCCAATAGCCGGCTACCGTGATGAGGCGGAGCGCCTAGCCGATCAGCAATCCGAGATAGTGAAGAAGATGGTGTTTGATACTCTTAAAAACATGTATGGCAAGGATGGGAAATGAGCGACAGCCCAAGCTACACAGATGATCAATTAAGAGAGGGCGAGTATCGAAAAGAACCAGCCTCTATCACCACTAAGGTGCTTGACAACTTCCTCCGTGCCAAAGGCGTTCCAGATGAATGCCCTATGTGTCGGCATACCGAAATGGTTGTTCCGCAGGTGCAATTTGTAAATCAGGATAATGGTAGGGACGTCATGGGTCGCCATGCCCATTACGGGGAATATATAAAAACAGAAGATGGCATCTTCAACCCTATTAATTACTCCTATCACGTAATTTGCAAGCATTGTGGCTATATCATGCAATACAACACAGGCGTTGTGTTAAGCTGGTACTTAAAGGAGAAAGACAGCAATGGCTAAGTTAGGATTGGCTTATGACGCTGACAATCCCTTTGCAAGTAGTGGCTTTGCACCCCTGGGCCATGAAGAACCAGCAGCACCATCACATGGGGGTGGTGATGGAGGAGGATCTGACATGAGTAGCCGAATCACCCGCATTGAAACAATTGCCGTCAACCATGAAAAGCTCATTTCAGAAACCAGAAAAGAGATGATTGGCATCCGTGGAGACATGCATGGGATGGAACGTCGCCTCGCAGATAAGATGGACGAAAACCAGAAATGGCTTATCGCCCTAATGATCTCCGCAATCCTAGCCCCATTATTTATTGCACTTGTAACTAAGTAGCCACCCCTGGCTAACCGGAGGTTCGTGTGTACACAACGGTTATTGTGATAGCGATAGTTGTCATTGTGGTTCAGATGCAAGTTTCCTCTTTAAAAGCGAAAGTGGCCGACCTCAAGACTCAAAATGAAGTTCTTAAATCTTCGTTGAAAAATGATAGCGATAAACTTTCTATCTCTCTTTCCACCTTAGATGATTATGTTGATGGCCTAGGAAAGCGCGTTGATAGGCTAGAAAATGAAGATGTTCATGGGTTTGCAGATGATATTTCTTTCATCAAGTCTTGGTTAAAAAATGTAGGAACGATCGCTGTATCTACCAGGGACAAGATTAATCCATCCGTGGATAACTAATTAATCCTGCGCCATCCCGCTTAGCGAGGCAACGATCCCCACCCTCGCTAAGCGCTGAAACTCTTCATTGCCCACTGCTTCACGAACAGCTTTTACAGCGGCTTTGTTTGCCATAAATCTGCGTTCTGCCGCTGCCATAGCTCCACTGCTGGCTCCAGCCCTAACTGCCTTTGTTGCCTCCCTGATAGCTTTCTCAATAGCGAAACGACCACTACGTGATGCTGCAAGCCTCTCGATTCCAGCCCTTGCCCCAACTGAACCCACTGCACCCAAAACCCCAGCTACAGGACCACCGCTAAGCGTACCTGTTATAGCGGAAACCGAAGGATGGGAAGCGGCACTAAGCACTGCGCTAACAGCAGGATGAAACCCCTGCTCTAACGATTGCAGCGCAGGAATGGATCGCCCGGTTTGCTCTACGTATCTGAGCGGCCTTGTGGCTGCTTTTGCTAAATCCCCGAAGGCCCCAGCTATCTTGCCAATCTCTGGCGAATGCCTGTTGATGGCGGCAATATTCTGCGGCGTAAGGATAGAGGCGATATGCGATATCCCGGCTGCGTCTGACTTCCCGCCACGGACACCCTGCGATAACGCATCTTGCAGGATTGACGCGATTGCAGGCGTTCGCTCAGCTTCTGGTAAAGCGCTTATCATTTGATGGAATTTGCCAGTTCCGTTTTTTGATGACCCTTGCAATGCTTTAACGCCATTATTTACTAAAGCATCGGTAGCAAGGTCTTTGCCTAATGCAGACTCTGCTTGTTTTTGAGCTGCGAATCGAGCTTTTGAAAGATCATTGGCCGCAGTCCACTGATCGAGGAACCCGCCACTTTGAGCCATCGCCTTCATGTCTTCGGTCGCAGCGTCTCGCAACTCTCCCATTCGCCGTGCCATATTCGACTCACCAGAGCGGATATACTTTTGCTCGGCGTCTGCAAGCTTTCCGCGCCAGGCCTTCATAGCATCAAATGTGATGCCAGCTTTCCCTGATTTATTATACGCAGCCACTAGCTGCTTCATTTCAGGGGTGAGCGGCATTCCTGCATTAATATCGCCCTGAATAGTGGCATTGGTGTTTGACATGCGTCCGCGCGACTCAGGCATTGTTGATCGCACGCTATCCCAGGCTGATTTCTCAGAGGATTTCATGCTTTCAATGCCAGATAGAACTCTCTGCTTTATGGCGCGGCTTTTTTCCGAGGCAGAACCAACCTCTGCACCTAAGTCATCAAGTGCAGAGTTAAATTTTCCCTGAATTTCCGTGAATGCCTTCATGTGCGCATCCTGCGCAACTCCAGGCTTGGATGCAAGAATGCCCTCAGCTTGGGCAATTCCTCGGCTACCTGACCGCATGCCCGGGGTCAGCGCATTTACATCTACACCTGCGACATCTGCCGCCTTAACCAAATCATCTGTGACTCCAGAAGCCTGATCAGCAATGGCGTTGCGGCCTGCCCCAGTCTTAGCCAGGCGTGAGACATCATCAGCAGAATTAATTGCCGCAGAACCCAGCGCCTGTGTGGCCTTTGGTGACAACACTCTTCCAGCCGCTGATAATACGCCCTGCGCGCCAAGGTTAAGTGCTGCATTTTCTGTTGCATTTTGCGCAAAGTCACCTGACTGATTGCCCGCATCTGCTAATGAGCCAACAACCATATTTGCGGCATTGCTTGCATTATTAATTACCCCAGGAGCCTTCTCTGCCACTCCGACAGCCTTAGCCGCTGATCCAAATGGCATAAGGTAACCACCGATGGTCTCCCCTGCCTGTGCGTACTGATCTGTAGGGCGATCTACCGGGCGATACACATCATCCAAGACCCGTGGGCCACCCAAGCCCTGACTGATGGCGTTAATCAGGCTGGCACCACCCTGCAGTACGTCAAACGGGATATTTACCAGACCACGCCCAGCTTGCTCTGCGCTTTGCAGCAGGGATTGCTCTTGTTGTTGAGGCGCTTGCTGTGCCGGTGGTGTTTGTTCCTGCGGCGTTTCGGTAGCAGCCTGACCAGCGAAATATTCATCAATAGCATCGCCGATCTGCTCGTTACTGGTTCCGTCTGGAAATGTGAATGTTTTACCGTTGGCTGTAACTTTCATTATTCCACCGTGAATTTAATGCCTGATTTTGAGGTGTGAGATGAAACTCCTGGTGTTCCTGTTGCGCCAGTTTCTTGCTGATCACCGGAGGTTAGAAAGCGCTTTGCGGCAGAATTCAATGACTCACCCTGCTTAATATCCATTCCCATGATGTTTCTGTTACGATCAGATTGTCCTGGGTTGCCGTTGGCGCTCATCCATTCCGACTTAAACTCATTGAACCTGGCGTTATTGCTTTCCATTTTCGCCATCCCTCTGAGCCATCGGGCCATAACCATCGGGTTATCTGTTTCGCTTGGAATTCCTTTCCTTGCAAATTCAATGTCCTTGTCTGATGCCGGGCCAGGCGGGAGGAGCTTGGTTGCTTGAGCATTTGCAAGCTGGTTGTATCTAACGCGCATATCGCGCAGATAATTATCCTGCCCGGTGAGCTTGGAGAACATATTTTCAGCACTGCCAAATAAGCCCGGCGTTGGCTTTTCCTTTTCAAGCGTGTCAGCCAGAGTGGTCATTGAATCGGCAGAATTACGGCTTGCCGCAGCATCACCCGCTGATTTTTCAATGGACTTTTCCATGTTGACCGACAGCTTTGGTGCAGCATTAATTAGTTGCTCAGCCTTCTGCTGGGCTTGCTGTACCTCAAGACCAAACTTTTGTTTATCCAAAGCAAGTCGCTCGGCTGCAATCCCATGGCCGGTCATCGCTGATTGATAACTCAGGTTTTGCCCGCGGATAGCATTCGCCTCTGACGCCCGGTTACTCCTCGCCGTCTCCTCAATCTTTTGCTGATCCTGCTGGCGACCAACAATTCTGTCCTGCGCAACAAAATACTGGTCAGGGCCTAGAGCGGCCATGCCGAGGTGATCTGCAAACTCGCCGAACCCCTGCGGATTCTGCTGGTAGGTTTGCGCCACTTCTGCCGGGTCAAGACCAACTCTCTGCAAATCAGCGGCATTGTTTTGCAACCACGTCCCCATGGATTCAGGAGAGGAAGCAGCAAGCCGAGCGCCGGCTGCAAGGTTACCAACGGTACTGCGCTGGTCGTCGTCTGCCCACTTCATTCCTGACTGGATTTTGTCCAAGTATCCTGGGTATTTTGCCATAAGGGATCGCACTTGCTGACGGTCACCAGACTGCATGGCGCTGGCATAATCCCGCTGGAAAGCCCTGTCGGCCTCCATCTGGTTTGCCGCTTGATAGGTTTGAGCAACGCTATTTAGGCCCTGTAACGCCTGCAACCCAACATTATTCAGCCCCGCACGTTCCCGGTCGTTGTTATCGCGAATAAATGCCAAGGCGGTATTAGCATCACTTGCTCTTGGTGCGTTATCGTTTTGCGACCCGATACCAGCCAGGAAACCGCCAGAGCTAATCCCTTGTTGCCAAGTAGCCATACCAACTCCTTAAAATAATGAACCGAGACCGCCAATAACACCGCCAGCAACCGCGCCCATACCAGTACCCAAGACAGGAACGACGCTACCTATCGCAGCCCCTGTAGCCGCGCCACCTAGTGCTCCAGTAGCAAAGTTCTGGAACCCAGATGGTCGGTTAGCATTTGCTGCTGCCGCATTAGCCTGCTGCTGATAGAGCTGGCTGGCGTTGTTTGCGTAGGATTGCCCGGCGTTCGCCTGACCTGTCAGAGCACCAAGGCCGATATTCGCCAGGTTCTGATAGTTGTTCATCTGGCCTGACAGCCAGTTCTGTCCGAGCTGAGGGGCGATTGTCGCCAGCGAGTTCGTGGTGGCAGTTGATCCGAGACCGCCAGTAGCCTCGGCAGCATTGAGAGCCTGATAACGCATCTGGTCAGCCAGCCCCTGATACTGATCTGATTTGTAGTAATCATTCAGCGCTGAATTCTGCCCTTGCAGCGTAGATAAGCCCTGCAATTGCTGTACGTACTGCTTGGCAAGCGGGGTGAACGGTGCAAGGTTCTGCATATTCGTCTGCCACATCTGCCGCTGCAGATCGATTCCCTGCTGGGTAGCCTTTGCTTGCGCTTTTGCACCGGCATCGCTGCCACCCCCGCCTCCTTTGCAGTAGACAACTCTGCCGAGGTGCTTATTGGCGATCTGATGAATTAGCATTATTTAGCTCCTCGTATTTTGAGCGTGGTAACTGATAGAGGGTGACCCCGACCGGCTTGCCGTTACTGATGTAGGCGTCATCAAGATGACCGATACGCGTAGCTCCGAGGAGGCGGATAATCGCGCGGCCGTATTTAGTTGTGTCGGGCACCATCGTGATGCTGTTCAGAAAGGGGGAGTTACCGGATTGGTAAACCTCACATACCTTCGGATATTGTTTCCGTTCAATCTTAACTAGTGGCATAATTACTCCCGTTACCTGACGTAACACAGTGTGCTGAGAGCCTTTGAAGTTACCGCTTCAAGGGCTTTCTCTTTTTTGGCGATCCTCATGCTTCAAAATCCCCTTTCACTCCATCCCTGCTCGAAAACAGAATGGCCAGCAAAAGCGACATGTTCGGCAGCAGGTTTTCCTTCCAGCGGCTCACCGTCGATTTGTTAACTCCGGCCTGGCGAGCAACGTCAGTTACTCCCAGATCTGCCATCTGGCTATGCAGCCACGATTCAATGCGCCGCGCTTCCAGTTTGTTGCGTGCGGTTGATGTTTCCATTTGTGATAATTCCTTGTGTTGAAATAGTTAATTGGATGTTTGTTTTGTTTATCGTGCACCATTGACAGTCAACCTTGACCACGCCGGGCACCCGACCATATACCGGGCCGTTCGGTTATCAGTTGGGGTACATCAAGCGGCTTTTATGCCGCCGGATGTGGGAATAGTTCTGGGAGATCAGGTCTGATTTCATGCGCCTTAATCTCGCCACCTGTGGCATTGACGATCGCGGTCACTTTCTCTGGTGAGACAGCTCCGCCATTCAGCCACTTGTGAACCGCTGGCTGGCTTACGCCGCAGACATCTGCGAGTCGCTTCTGGCTGCCAACGATTTTCAGGGCTCGCTGAATAACTAAGTTCATGGGTTTTTCCTATCCGATTACTGGATTAATGAAAAGATAACTCAAGTTATGATCATTGTCCATAACCTTTGTTATTTTACTCTGCATAACCGCAGTTATATATTTGGTGATATGAAAACATTCGCAGATCGACTTAACGCGGCCATGAGTGCCGCTGGCATATCCCAGGGGCAGTTGGCTGAAAAGGTCGGCATATCCCAACCTGCAATTCAGAAAATGACTTCGGGCAAAACCGCAGGCAGCCGCAAGATGGTTGAGCTTGCCCATGCGTTGAACGTACGACCGGAATGGCTAAGTTCTGGGGTTGGCGCAATGCAGGGTGAGTCACGCAAGGACTCTTCTATTCCACCTGAATCGGAATGGGGTAAGATTGACGCTTGGGATAGCAAAACGGATCTGCCAGATGACGAGGTCGAAGTGCCATATCTGAAAGACATAGAGCTTGCTTGTGGTGATGGTTCCTGCATTGAAGATGACTACAACGGGTTCAAGCTTCGCTTTGCGAAATCTACCCTACGTAAAGTGGGAGCCCAAAAGGATAGCGTGCTTTGCTTCCCGGCATCCGGTAATAGCATGGAGCCAATGATCCCTGAGGGGACCACGGTAGCGATCAATACAAACGACAAAAAAATCGTCGATGGCAAGGTTTATGCGATCAGCCAGGACGGATGGAAGCGACTAAAATCCATTTACCGCGTTAGCCCTACGCGCATCGTGATACGCAGTTTCAACTCTGACGAGTACCCTGATGAAGAGGCTGACATTGAAAACGTTGAGATACTCGGGCGGATGTTCTGGTCCTCTACAATCTGGTGATTAAACAAACACCCCTTCATAACCTAACCCGCTTCGGCGGGTTTTTTATTACCTAAATCCTGCCATACCCCATTCTTTACAAAATTAAATTAATTTAGTTATCAGGCACATATAACTTTTGTGATGATAAATATAAATTAGGTTATTGCCATCACTCATAACTAAGGTTATCTTTAATCCATCGAAACAACACAGCGTTTCGGTCAGTCGAACGGCGCGACAGTAAACCATGCGTCGGGAGCGCGGCGGGTTCAGGATGAACGGCAATGCTGCTCACAAGCGAATTACAGATCGCTTTTGCGAGAGCGATGCGTAATTCAACCTGATAGTGAGGTATCGAATGAAGAACAGCATCAAGTGCCCGGTATGCGGTCGTGACTTCGACCCGAGGATTCCGACCTGCCACATCAGCAGATATCACCAGGCCGCTAAGAATTGCGAGCTGGAGAAGATACGCGATGCACGTAGGCAGCATTTCAAACTTACCCACCAACCCAACTAAGGAGAGCGTATGCGACGGCAAAGCTTAGTAACCGGAGAACATTAAATCCTGATCGGCGCGGTGTTTCGTAGAAGCACTTGCGATGTACTCCCCCGTCGAGGCGGGGGTTTACAGGGAGTGTTTTGGGATTGGATGAATGCGCAGGCTGATGCGCTTGGTGACGAAGACGACTGCAGGCGGGTGGATAACAATCGTATGCAACATCACTGTTACGAATGCCGGAGATCAGCGCCGGCCATCCAATCACCAAAGCATTTCAACCAGCTCCCCAGGGGCTGACGTTAAGAACAACTTTCAACAAGGGTATACCAATGACCATGAATCAAGCTTTTGCCAAAGAATGTCGCGAAGAGGTTCGGCACTACCGTGAGCGGGCAGCTAATGCCAAGCGTAACGGCTGGGAATGCTCTCGAGCCACTTACATCAAGTGCGCTCTTTTCAACCGCGCCAACGCCCGCAAATGGGCTTCGATGTGAAACAGGGTCAGTTTTAATGTCAGCCCCCCCAGGGGCTGACGGTAAACAAACAGAGAGGTGGGTATGTCTTCAACACGATTAACGAACGCTTTTCGCGAATGCATTGCAAAGAACGCGCTGATCAAATCAGGGGTTATTTCTGAGCTTGAGACTCTCCAGGTTAAGCGGCAAGAGATTGCACGTGACGCCAGAGTGTTTGCGCTCGGCGGGAAAGAGAAAGCTGAAAAACTTGATCGCCTGTACGAGAAATTCGAGCAAATTGAAAAGGAGTTAACTGATTCAGGAGTTTCTATCTACAGCCCAGACGGAAAGCACCAGACAATTTGTATCTCAATAGGCGGAAGGAGAATTGGATGGTGCTCATATGGCGTAGATAACGAAGGTAAAGCCTTCGAGCTTCTTACCCCAGCAAGAGACCGCTGCCTGTTTGCGGCAGATCATGAAATAACGACCCGCTTCGATGAGGTTTTTGCAGCGGAAGCGAAACTGGAAGCCCGCAAAAAAGATATCGAAACCACTGTCTGGGCGGCGCTGAATTCAGTGACAACCATCAAACGCCTGATTGAAGTGTGGCCTGAAAGCAAAGAGCTGATCCCTGATGGCGTGGATACCGCTAAACAAACACTTCCGGCGTTAAAGGTTGAAGACCTAAACCGGCTCATCGGACTTCCAACAGAACAGGTCGCATAACGCGGACTTTTTTACAGGGTAACTACAGAGGGTAAGGCTATGGCGTATCAGCCAGTACGGAAATTCAAAGAAGGCGATGAAGTAATTTGGTCAAGTCAGGCAGGTGGTGGATGGAAGGTGAAAGTCGGTGATGTGGTTGAGGTTCTACCGGCGGGTTTCAATGTAAGGAAATCACGATTTGCCGAGTTCCTTGATGCTCCTGGCCTTCCAAGGAAAGAAGAAAGCTACATCGTGTGCGTAGGTCCAAAGCCTGGCTCACGCGCTAAACCAAAATACTACTGGCCGCGAACATCGGCGCTTTCACTGAACAAATAGACCCGCTCCGGCGGGTTTTTTATTACCTCATACCCAGGTTCATTTACGAGTGAGCCACGTTATGAGAGCGGCTATCCACCGCGGTTTAATAATGTATTTCATGCGCATTTCTTAAGGCGCGAGATCAACGTTCAGCGGCCCGGCTTAAGGGCGGAGATGATTATGTCCAGACACTGTGAGAATTGCGGATGTGCTATCCGCTCCGGTTATTGCACCAACTGCGAAGAAGAGGCGTATATCGCCTTCGTCCAGGCTCCTGAGATGGAATTCAGTGAAGAATTTATGCTCTCAGCATTCCAGCAGGATTCCGACAGCATAACTCGGGAGGCCTCATGACAGTCACTCACAAAGGCAAGCAGTACACAGTCACCGAATTAAACGATAACGAGTGGCGCCTGACCTCGGTAGAGAATCCGCGTTTTACGCTCACGATGGACCGCAAGCAGATGGCGCTGGCCGGGTTACTTGAGCAGGTGGAGGGGAAGTCATGATCGGAACTCACTACGGCACCACCCCCATCATTCGCCAGTGTATCCAGCCTGGAATGATGGCGCTGCGTGAAGGTCGCACCTACCGCGTGTCAGCTGTTATCCATGAACGCAAATGGGTGTACCTGCACACCGACGCAGAAATCATCCGGGTTAACGACCGCGTTATCGACGTTCTGCTCGACGGCACCGGCCATCCAATTCAGCACTAATCCCCCACCCCATTTCACATCTGGCAGCCAATCGGTGCCCGGTGGCGCACAACCCTATTTCAGGAGTAACCATGAAACAACCCTATCAGCACCCACGGATGCCGAGAACGCGTCCGGCAATGGTGGCAAACCATCACGCCTGGCTGGTACAGGCCAGAGAGTCCCGCCTGCTGGGATGGAAGCGTGAGGCAGCCTACGCACTTCGCAGCGCCTCCATTGAGCGCGTCTGCATCCAACTTGAGGAGCGTGGAGCATGAGCGCTATGGAACGCTGGGATGACGATGCATTCGTCCGGCTGATGCGTGACGTGATTCCCGAATCGCCGGTTGAAGATGACGAGCCGGTTAACCTGGCAGCAGAGCGCCAGAATCCGATGATCAGCATGGAAGAGTTCGCAGGTAATTTTAACTAAGAGAGACAATCATGAAATTCGAAAAAGCCATGAGAAAGAAAGCCAGGCTACGGCTGGCACTTACCGGGCCAAGCGGTTCAGGAAAGACCTACAGCGCGTTGCTGGTTGCCAAAGGTATTGGCGGCAAGGTCGCTTTCATCGACACCGAAAAGGGGAGTGCCTCGCTTTATTCCGATATCGCTGACTTTGACGTTCTGGAACTGGATCCCCCCTTCTCTCCCGAGCGATTCATTGAGGCGATTAAGTCGGCCGAGGATGCCGGATATGAAACTCTGATCCTCGACAGCATCACCCACGAATGGGGAGGCGTCGGCGGATGTCTGGAGTTGGTCGACACCATCGCCAAGGCCAAATACCGCGGTAACAGCTGGTCAGCCTGGAGCGAGATTAACCCGCGCCACCGCCTGTTCCTCGACGCAATTTTGCGTTCGCCTATGCACATCATCGCAACCATGCGCAGCAAGACTGAAACGGCCCAGGTAGAAGAGAACGGCCGCAAGAAGGTCGCCAAGCTTGGCATGAAGTCAGAGCAGCGTGACGGTGTTGAATATGAGTTCACCACCGTGCTGGATATCGCCCACGAAACCCACCATGCGATCGCCAGTAAAGACCGTACCAAGTTGTTCTCCAACTCCGACCCGGTAATCCTCAGCGAAGACACCGGGAAGCGCTTGCTGGAATGGCTTGAATCTGGCGTTAACCAGCACGAAGAAAACCTCAAACAGTTCGTTGCTGATGCTGAGAAGGCACCGGATATGGAAGCACTCAAGCCTTTATTCGAGGAAGCATGGCGCACCCTGCGCGGCACCGAATATCAGGCTAAAGCGAAAGATGTTTATGACATCAGGAAATCAGAACTCGAACAGGCAGGAGCAGCAGCATGAGCAGCAGAGGCGTTAACAAAGTTATCCTGGTGGGTCGGTTAGGTCAGGATCCTGAAACACGCTACACATCCAGTGGCCAGGCGGTAACTAACCTCACACTGGCAACAAGTGAGAGCTGGAAAGATCGCGACTCCGGGGAGCAGAAGGAGATTACCGAGTGGCACCGTGTAGTGCTGTTTGGGAAGTTAGCAGAGGTAGCAGGCCAGCATCTAGTTAAAGGCGCTCAGGTTTACATCGAGGGCCAGTTAAAGACGCGCAAATGGACGGATCAAGCTGGAGTCGAGAAGTACACCACAGAGATAAACGTGGGTATGAATGGAGTTATGCAAATGCTCGGAGGACGGCAGACAGGCGGATCACCGGTTGGAAGTAGCCAGCGGCAAGCAGGCAACCAGTCCAGCGCCGGTCAGGCTCGCCAACAGCAGCGAGCAGCGCCATCTCAGTCAAATGAGCCCCCGATGGACTTCGACGACGATATCCCCTTTTAACGCCTGATTTATCCCCTATTCCATCCTATTTCACCTCACGGAGGCGGGTTAATCATACCCGCAATTCGCTATGCAACGCACATCTGGCAGACGCCACCACTCGAAAGAGACGCTGATCCGACTGCTCAGCGCCGATGGCCGCAACTTCATCGCTACTTACTGGAGCGGTGTTTGCCCGGCTGACGGGTGCTTCACCGCAGGGATTAACCTGGTCACTCACGAACCGTATTACGCAGGCTGGGGTGGATCGCTGGAAGAGAAAAGCCAGTTCATCAGCGCTGCCGAACTGGAGATGGTGAAGGAGATGTGCGATGCGACGCCGTGGGGTCAGGAGTTCGGCGGAAAGTGTCTGGGGGGGATGGAATACCGACTTAAACCTGAAATGAGGGTGACGCAATGAAACACGCTCACGACGACATAGTAGTTCACGGACTTCGCCTGACATTCATTGTCGGGCCTAACGGCTGGCTGATGCCATGGGGTGATGTCATCTGCAACCCACTCAAGGCGCAGCGACTCGCTGAAGAGTATTTCAACAGGCAGGAGGCGGCATGACCTATCAACTGCACGTGGGGCGCTGCGAAGAAGTGCTCAAGTCCATGCCTGACAACTCGGTAGATGCGATCGTAACCGACCCGCCATATGGACTTAGCTTCATGAATCACAAATGGGATTACGACGTACCAACAGTAGAGCAGTGGAAGGAGTGCTTACGAGTGCTAAAGCCGGGGGGGGCATCTTCTGGCGTTTGGCGGCTCCCGCACTTATCACCGCCTTGTCGTTAATGCAGAGGATGCCGGTTTCGAGATCCGCGATCAAATCCTCTGGATTTACGGTATCCGGGATGCACGATGTGCGTTGATTGCCAGGGTGAGATGGAATTGCGGAATAAGCAGAGGGGGGGGGTTAGCAGGATCAACATGTTGACGCCCTCGTCAACCCTCTGTTTTATATCAATATTTACAAAACCACCCCCTTCCATTCCTGCCCGGTAGTGATAAGCTCATGTTTTAATCGCTCTGGGGGTGTTTATGAAAATTGATCAGTTAAATCCGTGTCCTTTCTGTGGTCAGAAACCTGTCAGACATGACAGTGTAGAACCAGCTGGGTTTGTGGGAAGCAGTGAAGAAAATCAGTTATTTTTAGTGGCGTGCATGACAGATGATTGTCAGCCATCAGGTGTTTATCTTCCTGATAATTTATGGAATTTAAATTCAGCGACCCAAGGCGCCTTGATGAAGGCTGTTTTAGAAACCCTTGAGGCTGAAAAGTCACCTCTTTTCGATAAAAAAAAGAAGTTATACCGGCTATACGTAATGAGCCACTAATTGATAAGACAAGCATATAAGCCGCGTAGAGCGGCTTTTTTATTAACTGAATCCAGCATTTTTTGATTCGCCAGTCGCGATCGCGCGTTGCAGCATGAGGAGAGGCTATGGGAAAGATGACTTTCGTTGTTGAGTTTGAGGATGGTAAGGAGCCTCCGGTAAGCGCCGAAATGAATGTCGCCGGAGGTCGTCTGGTAGCGGTGTCATGGAGTGACTACCGGGATGATTTCTTCACGGATGAGCAGAGAGATACGGTTACGGCAGCCTTAGATGAGTTCAACTGGCAGGATGAAGTTTCTGACGAGGACACCACGGCAATACTGGAAAAGCTCGACCTGCTCACCCTGTAGCGCAACTGATAGCTGATTCACTGAGTCGGCTATTGGGTGCGAATGCACTGCCACGTTATCCCCCATTTGCCCGGCCATAGTGCCGGGTTCTTTTTGCCTGGAGTAAGCCATGAGCGACATTATTCAGTTGGTACCAAACAAATGGGTTTCTGAGGAGCTGCTGATCGCCCTGACCGGCCTGACCAAAAACGCTATCAAGTCCGCGCGCGAGAAGTCCTGGCTTGAGGGGAGAGAATACCGGCACTACTCCGGCGACTGCCAGCCAAAGGATAACTCCCCTATCCTTTATAACCGCCACGAGGTGGATAACTGGGTAGAACGTCAGCGCCCGGCGATCCCCCGCCAGAAATCTGCTTAAATAGCCATACCTTTAACAGAGAGGAAAAGACATGTCTAAATATCCAACCGGGGTCGAGAACCACGGCGGTACGTTGCGCCTGTGGTTTATCTATAAAGGGATAAGGGTCAGGGAAGGCCTTGGTGTTCCTGATACGCCAAAGAACAGGAAGGTTGCTGGCGAGCTTCGCACATCAATATGCTATGCGATCAAGACCGGCACCTTCATCTACTCGGCGCAGTTTCCTAATTCGAAAAATTTGCAGCGTTTCGGGGAGGCTAGGCAAGAGGTGACTATCGGTGAGTTATCCGGGAGGTGGCTTGCACTGAAGGAAATGGAGGTGGCTGAGTCATCACTCAACACTTACGGGCGAGTTATTGCTAACGTCATGGCTATCCTTGGGCCGGGCACCCTGCTCTCCTCAATAACCAAAGAGAGCATTCTGGAGATTCGAAAAGAATTGCTGACCGGTTATCAGGTCATGAAGAAGGGCCATAAAACTGCGAAGAAGGGTCGCTCATCGGTCACGGTGAACAACTACATGACCGTGTGGTTCGGTATTTTCCAGTTTGCAGTTGAAAATGGCTATATCTCAAGGTCACCGATGACTGGTGTCGCCCCTCTGCGAGAGTCCCGCCCCGATCCAGACCCCATCACAAGAGAAGAATTCCCTCGCCTGATTGACGCCTGCCACCATCAGCAGAGCAAAAATCTTTGGGCTATCGCCGTTTACACCGGATTGCGGCCGGGTGAACTGTGCGGACTGGCCTGGGAGGATGTGGACTTAAAGGCAGGGACTATCACTGTCAGAAGGAGCCTGACTCAGAAAGGGATATTCACGCTACCGAAAACTAATGCCGGTACTAACCGGGTTGTGCATCTGATCGGACCGGCTCATGAGGCATTCAAAAGCCAGTATGAAATGACGCGCCTCTCTCAGGAGCATACCGTTCCGGTAAAATTGAGGGAGTACGGAAAGAAAGAAATGAACAAGTGCACGTTTGTCTTCCTGCCATCACTTACAGCCAGGGCCGGGAATTACGGAAAGCACTTCTCTATTAACTCAATCGGGAACTCGTGGGATGCAGCGATGAAAAGGGCTGGCCTTCGTCACCGGAAATCTTACCAGTCGAGACATACCTACGCATGCTGGTCACTTTCTGCAGGAGCAAACCCGAACTTCATTGCCAACCAGATGGGGCATGCCGATGCTCAGATGGTATTTCAGGTTTACGGTAAGTGGATGGAGGAAAACAACCTGGACCAGATCGCAATGCTGAGTTCAAAATTAAGTGACTTTGCCCCAGCGATGCCCCACAGCAACAGACCTGCTGCATAA